GTTGCAGCGGATACCCAACCCAGGGCTAAACCGGCCCTGGGCCTACGGGCGAGGTAGCCAAGCGTCGAAACGGCGCTTGTTACTTTCTCGGAGGCTTCAGTGAAGAACTGAAGCAACCCGTAGCTTTCTTCGGCAGGTAGTCGATCCTCTCGCACGCGAGTGCGTAGAGCATAGACTTCAGGAATATGGAGACTGCTGTTCCACCTCACCCTTTCAGGTGGGCGGCCAGGATCAAGATCCGACCAGCCGAAGAGCCCTGATCGATGCGCAACCGTTCGTACTTTGTGTCGTACGATCGGTTCTGCTGTCCTTCGTATATAGGCTGCTGTTTCAAACAATCCGGCTTCCGCCAGATTATGATGAACATCAACCGAAGATACGATCGACCCAGGGCTGGCAGTACTTGGCTTCGAGAGTATGCTGACAGAGGTCACATCATAACCTCTGAATGCATCAACGCCACAGGACTCCCTGAAATTTCCTTTCAGGAAGGTCTTGTTATGGTTGACCCTAAGGTTTAGGGCCTCGAGACAGCCAATCATTGCCCGAGAACAGTCTTCGGGGACGATGATATCATCTCCGAAGACTCGGACCTGCCACTTTCCCAGATCCCTCAGAAGCTTGAGATTGACATTTCGACCTCTCACATATGCGAGAGTGCCTAAGGCCAATGACAAGAAAAAGAGAGATTGAACAGGGAAGGTGGTGGCGTTACCCATGGTTGAATACTTCCTAAGGTAGTGATACCTTGGGGAGTACCGACAGATATCTTGGGCGATCCACACAGTCCGCGAGGACTGTAAGGCTCGTAGGAGGCATGGCAACCGCCTAAAAAGGCGCTCGACATGCCAGCAAGATACGCGATCGGACGCAGATGACAAATCAATTGTCGCATGCGTTCCAGCAATGGAGGCTTGGAGTGCAAGTTGTCCATTAGGCTCCTGATCATCAAATGAGATGAACCGGGAGAGTATGGTATGCTTGACTCTCCGGTAGAAGTAGTCCTTGACTATCTGCTGGCACCATTGATGCGATGTCGGTTCCGAGGCAATAAGCCTCGGTTTCGACAGCGTCTTTGGAACAGCACATAGTTTCGCCGGGAACTCCTTCTGGAGTTGTCGGTGAAGTCTACTTCCATAGGGAATCAGCGGCACCTGAGCATAATTCGCAAAAGCGAAGTCTGCGTAAGGGAACACTGACTCAAGC